TAGTTGTTACAGAACCGCTACTTGAAGTTAAGCTAACTCCAGAAACAGATACATTAGCATCGGCTTGATCGCCCCACTGATTCTGTCCCCATGTTGCTGAGCCCCAAGTAGCAGCCATATCATTTTATACCTTTATTAAGCTATTCTTAAAATCGCAGCAGATGTTGTAAATGCAGGGAACTGAACTGTAAATGTTCCAGCTGTTGCAGTTTTGTCTCCACCGAAATCTAATACAGCAACTGCATCAGTAGTACCTGCACCACCATCAGTTGTTGTGTTGTAAATCAAAGCACCTCTTGCAGTAAGAGTTACTCCTGTAAATGATAAATCAGCAAAATCAGTAATAGCTATTGCTGAAGATACTTTAACACCTTGATTAATAAGTGTTCCACCACCTGCAGTATAACCTGAAGATGATACTTCATTTCCTGTTGTATAGTTTTCAGTTGAAGCACCTAGTGTTGCTGCTGATGTATACATTGCTAATTTATATGTATCAGATGATGTATCAAAATCGTGTTTTCCTTGAAGTAATTCTTTTTTAAAAGAATTACAGATTGCGTTTGTTGTTATTGCCATAATTTTTCTCCTTTATATAATTTTATGGTGATGGTGAAGGTACCTTAACTCTAGGTACACCACTATCGTATTCACTTCGTCTTCTTCTCCCCATTTGCTGTAAAGCAAATGAATTGACTTCTTCATCATACTTGCTTTTATTCATACTGTAAAGATTGTCGGGTCCTTTTAAATAAAGAAAAGCTTCAGTTAAAACTCCGTGTTTCAACATGCTTTCTTGATATACAGAAAGAAAAGTAGTATTCGTTGTCGTAAATTGAGGTGGGTCAATAATATAATTAATTTGAACTTGATAAGTAGTTAAATCAGGAATAGGTGCTACCAGTATATTAAAATCATCCCAATTAGCAAAAAATGCAGGTAAGCCTGTAGTTCCATCACTATTATATTCAGAAATAAAACTGGTTTCTCTTTTCTCTAAAAAAGATCTATCACCATTAGCTTTAATAACTTGTACTGATCTTACAATCATACAATCTGCGGGTAAGCTTACATATCTGTTGTTTTGAGTAAAAGTAGAAGTAGAGTATTTTCTTAAATCATCATAATCTACTTTTCCAGCTACATCTAATTCAACTGTTCTAATAAAACCTTGAATAATAGTGTCCGTTAATACATTAGAATCTACTTCTGTGTAGTCTCTTATTTGTGTTAAAAAATTTGCATATGATATAGCCATTATGTAATCTCCACAGTAACCGAATTTAAATTCATATTAATTTGTCGTCTTCTATTTTGTTCTGCACTATTATCAGGCTGCATTCCAGAAGACTGAAAACCAAATTGTCCTGGTAATGTTAAATCAATTGTAGTAAATATAGCACCTCCAGAAAGAAATGTGAAATCTTGTGTTCTAGAATTTTTTAAAGCTATCGCATCTGCTTTAACTGTTTTTCTTCTTATTTGAGGATGCTTAGACTCAAACTCAGAAATATGTACTAAAGCTCCAGTCCATTCTCTAACCATTTCTTGATAAGGAAATGACATACCAGATCTATCTGATATTGCATGAGATCTTTTACCTGTTGCATAAGCCATTATACACCATCTCCAAAGTAAGTTTGAGGTGAAATATATAAAGAAGTTCTAGAACCATCTTCGTCTAAAGCTCTTTTCATTTCATCTTCATAAGCTAGTTTTAACATTTGAGATCTTTCTGGAGCTTTTAAAAAAGATAAATAATAAGCAAGTCCTGCTACCATACAAGGTAAAAATCTAAAAGGTGCATCAGGAGTATTTGTATATCCTCCAGCATCTTCAATTCTTCCAATATAATAATATTTTAAATAAGTATAAGTAGCAGCATTAGGTGTTTGATACAAATAAATTTGAGGGTTTATTTGTCTATCCACATAATATTGAGAAGGTTGGCCTGTAGCTCCTTTATTAGGTAATCCAGCGTAAGTAGATCTGTCTGTTTTAGTTAAAGACACATCTGTTATTGTAGGACTGTTTCCAGCTCCTGTAGATATATAAGCTTCTAGTACATCACTACAATCTTGTGGAGTTGCATATTGACTTACTCCGCTTGTAAGAAGCTGTTCTTTATTTTTAATTTTCCATAAATGAAGTCCTCTATTGCCCCATTCAGAAAATAAAATATTTAAATTTCTTCTAGCTCTTTTTAAATCATAACCTGATTCAGTGGATACTCCACATCTTTCATAAGACTCATCTATTATTTCATCTACGTTTAAATCAAAAGTTGTTGTTCCTGATGAAGTCATTATAGTATATCTCTGTAATAATTTAATTTAATTTTATCTGTTTTAGTTAATTTTGTAGAACCATGTAATTTTACAGCCTCAACTTTATCTGCTTTAGCAAATTTTTTAGACTGTCCTTTACCTAAATCAATAAGTTTTTTACCACTAGCTTTAGCATATCTTTTAAGTCCATATCTAATACCAGCAGTTAATAAACCACCAATTAATAGTCTTTGTGCTTTCACTAGATCATACCTTTGTAATAATTTACTAAAGATTGATTAGAAATAGTTTCTCCGTCTATACTTGAATTTATAGAAGATCCATTATATTCCATTTCACCCCCTTTTGATTTCTTAGGTACACAATTAGGAACTTTACGTCCACCTTTGGACTTCATTCCAATCATTTCATACCCTTGCCAACAAGGTCCTTTTTTAGCCATTTGTTTCTCCTTTTTGTGCCGCGGCATTGAGAGTGTATAACTTCTCCTTTTTGCGGTTGTACAACTTCTTGGATTGTATCACTTTTAAAGTGAAGATTCTAGACCTTAGCTTTTTTGCTATTGGATTTTTTTTTAACATGATCGCTATTTTTCATAAGCTTTCCATTTGGCATATAATGATATCCTAATGGTGCTTTTTTCTTTCTAGCGCCTCTAAGTTGACCGTCTATCTGTGCTGGTATTTGTCCTCTTGTTATAGCCATTATAAATCTACCGCTTTTCCTATTATTGGTTTATATTTAGTTCTACCATCTTCTTTAAATGCATGCAAGAACTGCTTTCTAGGTTTATCTTCAATATAACTACAATGGCACCATCCGCTATTAGGTTCTCCTTTTTTGTAAAACTCCAAAATCATTTGGTCAAAATCTAAATTTTTATAGATCCAATCACAAAGTTCTGCGTTATCTACTCCTGGACATTCAAAATCAACGGCTTCCGCATCGCAGTGCTGACTATTGATTGAGCTACCTATTGCAACTGATAACTCAGATGACCTATAACAACTTGTAACGACCACTGGACCGAAGTGATCTCTTACGGGTTGTAGAATATTATCACACAATAGTTTTAACTTTTCTATCTGATCTGAATTAGGATTATTATCTATGCCCTTACGGACAGCAGTGTCTGATTTAATTAATTCTTGAAGAGTGAAGTTACGAGATAAGTTCATTTATTGACAAGATAAACATTCATCGCTGTCACTGTCAAGATCAGCTATTGCTTCTTGTTTACATTCATCACTACAGAACATATCTAGTTCTTCTTTAGCTTCGAATTCTTTTTTACATTTTTTACAATTTTTCATTATTTACCTCTAACAGAATCTATGAAATTGTACACTCTTCCAAATTGTTTATCAATAGACATCAAGTCAGATTGGATCATGGTTACGATTAACTGAAGTTCTATAAGTGTGACGAGTGTCCAAGTAGCTAATCCCATAAGGATTGTACCAAGTAATGCTATCATTGCTGTGTTAGTTTTTCTAGTCATAAGGGTGCCACTAATATTGTTAGTATAATAAATCCAATAATTAAAGCTCCTGTAAAATAATAGTTCACACTAGCACACTCCATATTAATTAGAATCTACTTTATAACTTTTGCCATGACCAACTTGTTAAGGCTGTAGCATAGTGGTTGATTGTCATTAATATATATCTAATCATATTATTTACTCCCACCAATGTAACCACCAATGACACCAATTAGTCCTGTAACCGACATCTTCATTAATGTAATTACGCTTTCATCTACTGGTCTATTTTCTTCTAGTGCTACCACATAGTCACCTATAATAATAACTCCAAGGAGTAATAATACACCACTTGTTATTAATAAAATCACTATATCTTTAAAATTTCTAATCATTATTTTTCTCCTTT